AATTATAATAATTATTATTGGTTTTTAATACATATTAGAAAAGAAAGAATTTATCATAAATGGATTAGAATAGATATAATAAATAAACAAATTAATGTTTCCAAAGAGTTTGTTTTTTTTGCGCATTCTTACGTTGAATTTCCAACAAATTTATGTCTATTTAACAATAGAATATTTATTAGTTTAGGTGTAAATGACATTAAAGCCTTTATTATAGAAATTGCTTTGAATGAATTGGAAAATTATTTTTAACTATATTTTACGATAGAATCTATATATTTTTTATCATAAACACCGATTCTAGTTGTGCGGTCCCAAGTGCTATAGTTAATTAAAACTCTATCGTCTTCTACTAATATACTTAAACAATATTCAATTGGCTCACCTTCAAAAGTAATAGGCGCTGAGTAACGTAACAAATTCATATTTTTATCGAATACTACTATTATATGATAATAATGACGCGGAGACTCATACGAAACTATGTGGGTAACAAACCATATTTCTTCTTCGGCAATATTAATCAAAATATTTCCGTTATTAGTTTTATCCAGATTTTTACGGTATTTAAAACCACAAGTTGAACCTCGAACGCGAGAAAATATTTTTGGCATTTCTCTCTTTTCAACTAATGACAATTTATTTTTTGACTCATTCATTTTACATATTTTTAATGGATACCAGTTATATATAACGTGTGTAGAATCCTTATAATCTACAAATACCCAATTTTTTTCGCAACCAACGTCTGAAAAATCACTTTTTATTTCTGTATATTCTAGCGTAAAATTATCCAAATCATATATACCATTTACAATGCCTATGTTATTATTTTTATGAAAACCAGTTCCAATAAAAAGTAATTTTTCAGTCTCTGTGTCATTAAATATTCTTACGTCTTCAATTCCTATATACCGTCTGTTATCAAATTGTAAGTTAATCCATTTATTATTAATTGTGTTAAATACTTTGTCTAACTCTACATATTTATTAACCGAAATAATATGTTTATCACAATTTAAATAATAACCATTTTCAGTAATATTATAATTAACAAACCTAACATTCATTAAATATTTATCATTATTTTTATTGGGAATTAAACAACTTGAAGAAGAATTAAGTAATATATCTTCGCCATTAATATTGATTGTAAATTGGTTGTCTAAAATAATCGTAGATAGACTTGTTAATTTATGCTTATAAAATTTCATATTGCTTAATAAATTATTTACTTCTTGTTCGTCAAAAGAATTATTAAAAACTTTTATAACTTCATTATCAATATTTTTTATGCCAATATACGAAGAAAAAATAGTATATTCATAATATATTTTAGACGTATATACTTCGTCGTGTAAAAATAAATATTGGGTTCTGTCATTTTTCGCATTAAGAATTTTTATGGCTTGTTGATAAAATATATTTGCCAAGTTGTGTTGCGACACAATTCTATAATGCTTAATAATTTCATATAATCCTTCTAAACGTTCAGGATAATATTCAAACCCGTCTAACCAATAATTTATGGCATCATTAATTTTATTCATATTTTTATAGCATAAACCGATTCTATAGTAACTATACCAAACTTCTTCTTTCCAACCGCCAAGTTCAATACGTTTTTTATAAATATTTATTGCTTCGCCGAATCTACCTAAGTCGTGATAGCTATTAGCTAAATAAAAATAATATCTTACATTATTGGGCTCTTCTTTTATTCCATCTAATAGTAAATTAATATCTCTTTCAAATTTGTTTTGTTTTGAACCACCATCGCCAATGTCTCTAATAAACAAATATTTTTTGTCAAATCCCGAAAGAGTGCTTTTTTCTGGAATATTAATATATTCGTGTGTTACACCACAATAACTATATAGTCCATTATTCTTAACTATTCTCAAATTTTGGTAAAAAAAACTGTCATTGCCCTGCAAAATATGAAAGCAATCGGCAGTGGATAGCATTAATTTATCAAAATTTTTTACTTCTAAAACCATATCAGCATCTAACAATAAAATGTAATCAGACATTCCTATACACGAATTAAGTGCGAAGTTTCTGTTATGACAAAAATTTTTAAATGGTTCGTGAACGATTTTGCCAGGTATTCCTTTACTCTTAAAAAAATCTTCTATAAATGAAACAGTATTGTCAGTAGAACCCGTATCGCATATACAGTAACAATCAATAATTGGTAATACACTGTCAAAAAGTCTGCTAATTATTTTGCTTTCATTTTTTACAATCATATTTAGACATAATGTAGGAATATTATTTAATGCTAAATCCATTATAGTATAATATTAAAATATCTAATGCTTTTAAGTTTTAATAATTAAAATAATATATTATATTTTTTATAAATGGCCATTGACAAAGATAATAAATTGTATGAAACATTAAATTTATTTTATGAATTATTGAAGATTTTATTTTATCTCTTACAATTCCAGGTGCTAAACACGGAGAAGAGCAATAAAATATAAACAATTTATTTAGTATTCTTTTTTATAGGAGTATATATAAAATGGCTTCTACCAGATTTTTTTATGATCCTTGCAGAACAAAAAAACAATTACAGCAAGCAACAGATCCAGGTAGATGGATATTAAACGTCCCTGGAAATGGTGATAAACCTTGTTATATAGAAGACCCTCAAATAATAATTCAAAAATGGGGAGCGAATTTAAGAACAAATGCAATAAATTTAGAAAGTGATTTAAAAGGTGTAAATAGACAGTTAAGTAGAGATTGTTTAGGTAAAGACAAGTATACAAAATATAATGTAGAAAATGCAGCCATTAATTATCCAAATTGTAATAATTTATTTACAGACCAGTCTAGAACGACAAATCCTGCTTGGTGGTATCGTGATTTAGAACAAGTAGATAGGCAATATCCTCCTTTAAATCCACAAGAAAATACTTGTTTACCTTTTCAAAATAATTTAAGTACACGAATTTTAGAAAAAGATTATTTTACACCAAAAAGAGATTGTATTGTTAGTGAAACAAAAAATTATCTTCCATACAGTTATAATTTAATAAGAGGTAGCTATGTGGGCGGTCCTACTACTTGTCAACAAACAAATTCTTGTGCTTCAGCAAAAAGATCATAAATAAAAAATACAAAATAAAAAATATATTTTATAAAGAAATAAAAAAAACGATTAAATAGATAAAATCTATAAAATCCATAAAATATAATACTTTATATATATAACTATGGAATTAGCGATCCCTTTAATAGCATTAGGTGGAATTTATATAGCATCAAATCAACAGCCAAAAAAAGAATGTAATACAGAATTTTCTAAACCGCAACAAAAAAGAGAGAATTTTACAAATATGGGTGCCAATGTAAATTATTTACCCAATACAAATACTCCTCCTCAAAATTATCCTGTTCCAAATATAAATCAACTTGTAGATACAGTTCAAGAATATTCAAATCCTAATGTTGCGACAGATAAATATTTTAATCAAGACCTTTATGAAAAAAAAGTAAGGAACGGAGAACCAGTAAGCAACAATATTCAAGACGTGTATTCATTAACTGGAAATTATTTGAATTCAGCTCAATTTAAGCATAATAATATGGTTCCATTTAATGGTGGAAAAGTAAAAGGATACACATATAGAGAAAATACAGCAGAATCTGTTTTAGACAATATGATTGGTGCTGGCTCTCAAGTTATAAAAAAAATAGAACAAGCTCCTTTATTTAAACCCGAGGACAATATGCAATGGGCTTATGGAATGCCGAATCAAAGCGATTTTTATCAATCACGTGTAAACCCAAGCATAAAAAATAATAATATTAAACCATTTGATAGCGTTATGGTTGGTCCAGGATTAGATAAAGGTTATGGGATTAATGGGACTGGAGGTTATAATTCTGGAATGGAGGCACGTGATAAGTGGTTACCTTATACTGTAGACCAATTGAGAGTTGATACAAATCCTAAATTAGTTTATGAATTGAAAAATCATGAAGGTCCTGCGAATTCCTACATAAAAACCGCTTCAGGAACTGAAGTATTAGGTCGTGTTGAAAAACAAAGACCAGATACTTTTTTTATTAATAATCAGGAACGCTGGTTAACTACTACGGGAGCAGAAAAGGGTGAAACTTTGCGACCAATTCAGGAAATGGGTGTAGTTAGACGTAATGATATTCCAAACGACTACACAGGTCCAGCGGGTTCTACGTTAATAAAAGCAGGACATGCACCTGAAAATTATGAGCCAGCGAAACGCCAACAGTCATTGCCGACCGAAGTAAATCATTCTAAAGCTACAGGAAGAGGCCCTCACATTGATGGCGACATATTTATGCGAAGTTATACAAATTATGAAAACCATAGAAGTACTGTTAAACAACAAGAGAATATTAGAAGTGGTTTTAGTGGAGCAATCGGTGCTGTAATAGCTCCTATAATGGATATATTTAAACCAACACGCAAGGATGAAACCATACATAATGTTCGTATATACGGTGAAGCAGCAACAACCGTGCCAAAAAGTTATGTATATAATCCTCAAGATTCTACATCTACAACTATTAAGGAAACAACTCTATATGCTCCACAGTTTAATATTAATAACCAAAAAGAAAGTATGTATGTCAATAATTATACAAATCCAGATCTTACGCAAAGAGATACAACTAGTAGCGAATATTTTACTGCTGCGGGTGGATATGCTACAGGGTATGGAGATATGAATTATGCTGCCGCTTATAATCAACATAATAACGATATTAAGTCACAAACAATATATAACAGAGCAAACCAAGGAGGAACACAAATATTTAACCAAAATATGAATGTAAATTGTAAAGATGATAAGGATAGGTTTGAAGGAAGAGTAAATCCAGCATATTCTACATTGTCAGGATTACCCCCTTCATTACAAACACACGGAGCAGTACGTGCTCCTCAGTATTATAATGAATGTCAAACGTGTGACAGAATTCAACCAGACATATTAAACGCGTTTAGACAAAACCCATACACCCATTCTTTACACACTTCTGTTTAGAAAAGAATAAAAAAAACAATTTGTAAAAATAAATTAAAGATTTTAATATATTTAATTTATTAGGATGTCGAAAAAAATTATATACCCAAAATGCGCTGAAAGTTTTAAAAAATGGTATTTATCGAATGATAAATATAAAAGTATTTATTTAAATTTAGGTAAAATAGAATTATTTGACGTTACTCTTAGGGATGGACTACAAGGATTAACTAAAGAAGAACAAAAGACATTCGCAACAATAGATAAACTAAAAATGTATAACAATATTACATTTAAATACGCACCAAAAAATATTGAAGTTGGTTCTTTTGTATCAGAAAAGGTATTACCAATATTTAAAGATACCTTAAATGTATTAAAAATTGTCGATACTTATAATGAAAACATAAATAATTTTATAGTTATACCAAATAAAAATAAATTTAATGAGTTAATTAAAGAAAACACGGAAACACAAATTAATAATATTTCGTTAATAACATCTGTTTCAAATAGCTTTCAACTGAAAAATACTAAAATGACTTTAGACATATCAGATAGTGACATAAATACTATATTAAGTAAATTAGCAAATGATAAAAACATAAAAAACTCTAATCCAAAAATAAAATTATATGTATCGTGTATTAATGAGTGTCCTATTGAAGGCAAAATAGATAACGATTTTATTGTTAATCGTTTATTAAAGTTGAGTAAAATGAAAATAGATGACATTTGTTTATCTGATACTTGCGGAACTCTTACGTTAGAAGATTTCGAATATATCGTAGAGACTTGTTTATATTTTGGATTACAATCGAGCCGTATTTCATTGCATTTACACGTAAATCCAGAGAGGGAAGACATAGTGGAACAAATTTTTTTTAAAGCATTAGATTATAAAATTTTAAAATTTGATGTATCTAATTTAGAAACAGGTGGCTGCTCTGTTACAATGAGAAAAGAACATTTGAATCCAAATTTGTCTTATGATTTATACTATAAATTTTTAACAAATTATTTAATAAAACGTATGTAAAATATTTTATATCTAGTTTTGAGTGTAAAAATTTTATTTTTGAATAAAATTATTTATAATTTAATACGTTATAATAAAATATAAAAA